CAAGACAAGGGCGCCCGCGCTTTGGTCGGCATCACCTACGCAGCAGGCGAGTCGGTGCTGGTTTCGCGTGAGGGCTTGGTGTACGGCAACCGCTGGCGCGACGCTCGCCCCGAGCCGGTGGCCGCTGACGTGTCCGCGTGGCTGCGCCATGTCGAGCGCATGGTGCCTATCGAATTCGAGCGCGAGCATCTTTTAAACGCCCTGGCGCACAAGGTGCAATTCCCCAGCCACAAGATCAATCACGCCATCCTGCTAGGCGGCAACCACGGCAGCGGCAAAGATACCCTGTTCGCCCCGTTCTTTTGGGCCATAGGCGGCAAGGCCAAGGCCAATTGCTCCCTGGTTAAGAACGAAGACCTCAATTCGCAGTGGGGTTATGCGCTCGAGTGCGAAGTAATGGAGATCGCCGAGTTGCGCCAAGCAGAGGCCAAAGACCGGCGCGCGCTAGAAAACACCCTTAAACCCATCATCGCAGCGCCGCCCGAGTTGCTGATGGTCAACCGCAAGGGCTTGCACCCCTACTATGCCCTGAACCGCGTGTTCGTGGTGGCGTTTTCTAACGAGCGCGTGGCTATCAGTCTGCCCAGCGAAGACCGGCGCTGGTTTGTCTTATGGTCAGAGGCAGGCAAGTTGCCCGAAGCAGAAGCGGTTAGCCTTTGGAACTGGTACGAACACCGGGGCGGCTTTGCAGCAGTGGCGGCTTACTTGCACACCCGCGACGTGTCTGCGTGGAACCCTAACGCAGCCCCGCCAATGACCGAGGCCAAGGCCATCATGGTCGAGCATGGAATGTCCGGTGCAGAGTCCTTCTTGGTTAACCTAATCAAAGCCCGCCAGCGTGCATTCTCCAGCGGCGTGGTAGGCGCGCCCTTCTACGCGATCTGTGATGAGTTGCAACTATACGCGCCAGCAGGGATCAAGATCGTCCCCCCAGCCCTTATGCATGCGCTGAAGGAAGCGGGCTGGGTGGACATGGGCAGACTCGCGTCCCGTGAGTATCAAACCAAAAAGCACATATTCTGCGCGCCTGAGTTAGCCAAAAGCAACAAGTCCGACCTGCGCAGGGCCATAGAAAAAGCCCCCGAAGGGGCTTAATCTAGATCGAAGATGATCGCCAGGATCGCGGCGGCTAAGGCCGCTGCGATTATGAGCATTCGAGCGCGCGCAGGGCGTCCGCTCGAGTCGCTTCGTTGTCATCGTCCAGCAGCGCGCGCAGCACGTCTTCTAGGTGGTTTATGCGCGCCTGTAGGGTTGTCTGCACGTACAGTGGCGTTTGGAAATAGATCATAGGTACTCCAATAGGATAGCGGCCAAGGCCAAGCCAATGGTCACGGCTAGCAACACGTCAGCCCAAGGGCGCGCCACTGGTTCGGGTTTGTAGTGCTGTCTCATGCTTCGACCTCCATAGAATCGACGCCCTGGGGCACACTCACGCGGTCGCTGAGCCCCTCATAGAATCCGGCCAGGTTCGCGTCCCCATAGGGCGGCGCGCCAGTCTTAAAAAGGCGCCGGTTCGAGTTGAGCGCATAGTACTGGCTCACGTACTCCGCAGGGCTCATATCGGCCCCCATGGCCGGATACAGGCGGCCGGTGCCGCCCTTTGGCCGCACGGGTTTGTGCTTGCCGGTAATCTTAGCGGCCAGGGCCTGCACGGCCAGCGTGCGCTCCAGCGACGCCAGCGAATAGGTTGTTGTTTCAATTTTCAGGGTTTGCATAACGTAACTCCAGGTTGATAGCATTGTCGATTTTTCGTTGGTTGTACCCGTCCGCTAACTTATCGGCCAACATGGCCGCGTCGATAGCTTCAGGCGTGGGCAGTAATGCCGGTGGCGCATATGGCCGTAGGATGGCCTCAAATAGCGGGTGGATCACGCGGCCCCCTGTAGGTTATCAATTGCCCTTTTTGCACCGTTCAGGCCCGCTAATTGAGTGATACATGCGCCGTCTTTCACCACGTCCCAGACGTGTCCGGCGATGCGTTCATAAATTAAATAATTGCAATATAAAACGGGCTTTGAGTCCGTCGAATAATTTTCAGGGCCATACATCGGGTTTTGTGGTTTGTGCCATGGATTTTTATAGGTGGTCATGCGGCGGCACCCTTAGCCATGGATAGTCCGCTGACCCGGTAGCACGCGCCATCGCTGCGCTGTACGTCAATGGTGCCTGCGCGATGGATCGCTAAAATTAAAACCCGTTCAGGTTTACCATATAGTGAAATATGGATATATTGGCCTGCTTTCATGCTGTCACCTTTTCGCGCGCAAATTCGATGCCGTCAGCAAAAGCATGTATAAGGCTGTACACGTCGCGCATAGGGTTATAGCCTTGCTTAAATACATCACGAATACCGCCGTTTTCGTTGCCCATTTGGTGCAGGGCAAATCCGCCATAAGCGCCGCTAATGTGGAAATTGCCTATATTCGCAACCCATTTGTCGCCCTCTTTGCGGTAAGGTTCGGCGTCGTTGCCTGTAATGCGGTTCAATCGGTTCGTTGCGCTTGTTAAATCTTTGCGTGTAATGCGTTGCATGATATACCTTTACTGTAGTTTATTAAGGTTTGCGATAGTGCAAACCCGCAAACCCTGACGCGCAGGGCTTGCAGGGTGTACTAGGCGTGCAATGTCTCCAATATGTCAACTTCACCATGCGCAAAGCGCAGCACTTCGACGGTGTGGTATCCGTCAACTATCAAACCGCGCGCCCAGGCTTGCGCTTTGGCCAAGTTTGTAAAGTGATATTTGAGTGAGGGGAAATCATAGGCATAGCATTTGAGGGAATAGTAGGGCTTCATGCTGCTTTCTCCAGCGGTTCATTTATGTAATCAAGCCAGCGGCTGACATCGGCGGTGCTAATAAGATCGCCGCGCGAGCCGTCCAACTGGGTGTGAAACTTAGAGCTGCGCAAGTGCGCGCGGAATTCTATGGTGCGCGTTTCGCGTTGGATTGCGTCCGCTTGTCGAGTGCTAACAATCTCTTCCAGTGTTTTGATGTAGTTCATGATGTTTGCCTTTTACTGTAGTGAATGAACAAGGGCCGAAGCCCTTGGAGGGTGAATTAAACAATGAATTCGTCGTTTGAAACTACGCCATACGCCAAGGCGATCGCCATAATTTCATTTTGCGATTTGCTAGTGCGCGCGCTGCGATACAGTGCGGACAGTGCGCGCGCGACGTAATTTGCGCCAAAGTGCTGCATTTTGAGGGTGATTGCGATCTCGCGTTTTTCGGATTTTGTCATTGTGTGCCTTTACTTTATTGCATGGCGATGTTGCCATGCCTGTATTGTAAGGGAATTTGTTGCAACGTCAACATTTATCTTCTAGGTGTTTACCCTTAGTTGACCAAAATTGTAGGCACCATGCACGGTGTTTTGTTGGCACTGGCGGTTTTCATGCATCCCATTGGAGAGAGTGTAATTGTTGGCTAAATTGTCATAGTTTTATATCAAGTTACTAGATGTTATTTTGTAAGGAATTCCTTTACAGTAATTAATATGCAGATATACGTTATGTTAAGTTTATGCAGCTAGACGCTGCGACTGAAAAACGCTTTTAAAAGTGCCTACATGACCCACACCGCCAAACCGCCGCATTTTGCTGGCGCCACATGGCCGCATGGTTTACGGAAGCACTCTAACCCTGTAGGTCATGCCTACATGGCCCACATGGTGGCCGGTGGCCGGTGGCCGGTATCGGACACCATGCAACCCTGTAGGTCATGCCTACATGGCCCACATCCCCATGGCCAACCACTTGCCATTTTGCCTAGTATACGCTTGCCAATCTGACTAGCATTACCCTTGCCTTTTTGCGTAGGGATTGCTTGCCATTTTGCGTAGGATTTTGGCTGAGGGGGAGGGGTAGGGCCGAGCGATTGGGCCAACGTAAACGAAGGGCTCGCGAACAAAATTTTTTTAATGTAAACTTCCAGCACACGCCTCCCAGGCGCAGGAGAACAAATGTTCAAGTCACTGCCGCTCACTGTCCGACACGTCCAAGCAACCGAATCGCGCTTGCAAGCGATATACGACGCTGCCAAGCTGGGGCTCAAAGGCGACACGCTGGCGCTGGCCTCTGGGATGCGGCCTGAAGAGTACCGGCACCTGTGCCAATTTGACGCACTGGCCGAGATGGCCGCGATCAAGGGCAAAGCTGACGGGGAGCGCGAGATGGCCGACATCCTGCACAAGGCAGCCCGTGAGGGCGATGCCAAAGCGGCGCTTGAAATTCTCAAACACCAGCACGGCTGGGTTGCCAAGCAGTCCATCACGGTGGACATCGACCAACGCATATCCATCACGCAGGCACTGCAAGAAGCAGAGATGCGCGTCATTGAGGTCGTAGATGCAGTCAACCAGATACAGCGCTGAAGACGAACAAGCCCTGATGGCGCGTCTGTGGACGCCGCGCATCAAGGACAACCCGCTCAACTTTGTGGCTTTGGTATTCCCGTGGGGCGTCAAGGGCACGCCGCTGGAGAACTTCAAAGGGCCGCGCAAGTGGCAGCGCGAGGTGCTGCAAGATATTGCAGACCACATCGAAGCAAACAAAGGCCTGCTGGACTACAACGTGCTGCAATCGGCCATCTCGTCTGGGCGCGGTATTGGCAAGTCGGCGCTGGTCAGTTGGATCACGATCTGGATGCTGGCAACCCGCATTGGGTCTACGACCATCATCTCGGCCAACTCGGAATCCCAACTCAGAAGTATCACCTGGGCCGAGATCACCAAGTGGCTGGCGATGGCGATTAACAGCCATTGGTTTGAGGTGAGCGCCACGCGGGTGATGCCCGCCAAGTGGCTGACCGAACTGGTCGAGCGGGACTTGAAGAAGGGCACCAGGTACTGGGGTGTCGAGGGGCGGCTGTGGTCAGCGGAGAACCCCGACGCATACGCGGGTGTGCATAACTACGACGGCGTGCTGGTGGTGTTTGACGAGGCAAGCGGTATTGACGACACGATCTGGGCGGTGACTGCGGGCTTCTTTACCGAGAACACGCCCAACCGCTTCTGGCTAGCGTTTTCCAACCCCCGTCGCAACACGGGGTACTTCTACGAGGCGTTTAACTCCAAACGGGCGTTTTGGAAAACCAAGGTGGTGGACGCGCGCACGGTCGAAGGTACGGACAAGCAAGTCTACGAGCGGATCATCCAAGAGTACGGGCCGGACTCCAGCCAGGCGCACGTCGAAGTCTACGGGATGTTCCCAAGCGCGGGAGACGATCAGTTCATCGGGTCAGACATAGTGGACGAGGCCATGAAGCGGGAGCGGTACAAAGACCTGTCAGCGCCCATCGTCATCGGCGTCGATCCGGCGCGCTACGGCGCGGACGCCACGGTCATCGCCGTGCGCCAAGGACGGGATATTGTTAACATAACGCGGCACCGGGGCGACGACACCATGACGGTTGTGGGGTATGTGATTGACGCGATTGAGGAATATAAGCCGACCCTAGTGGTGATTGACGAGGGCGGGCTGGGGGCTGGGATTGTGGACAGGCTCAAAGAGCAGCGGTACAAGATTAAAGGCGTGAACTTTGGAAATAAGGCCAAAAACCCGATAATGTACGGAAATATGCGCGCGCAGATGTGGGGTGAGATGAGGGAATGGCTAAAATCTGCTAGTATTCCGACCGACAGGTTCTTGAAGACGGATTTGATTTCGCCTAAGATGAAGCCTGATTCACGTGGAACAATCTTCTTGGAGAGCAAGAAAGAAATGAAAGCACGGGGTTTAGCATCACCAGACGCAGCGGACGCTATATGCGTGACGTTTGCTTTTCCCGTGGCTCACCGCGAGTATACTGAGCCGACTCGCCGCTATAACGCTCAAGACGGCGCAATGCATACATCATGGATGGGCTCATGAAAAAAGTATCTCTATCTGTCGGACGCGGCGAGAAGCTGCCCACATCCAAAGGCGCTGGCCTGACGGCCAAGGGCCGCGAGAAGTACAATGCCGCAACCGGCTCCAATCTCAAGGCTCCGCAGCCCCAAGGCGGCGCACGCAAGGACTCGTTCTGCGCCCGTATGTCTGGCGTGCCTGGGCCAATGAAAGATGAAAAGGGTAATCCCACCCGCAAAGCTGCTGCTTTAGCAAGATGGAAGTGTTAATCATGGCTACTAAACCTGGACTGTACGCAAACATTCACGCCAAACAAGCACGCATTGCGGCTGGCAGCAAAGAGAAAATGCGCCCTGTAGGCGCAAAAGGCGCTCCAACGGCCAAAGATTTTAAAGATTCAGCCAAGACGGCCAAGAAAGGCAAATAATGCCACTCGTTAAATCATCTTCCCCCAAAGCCTTTCGTGAAAACGTGAAAGCTGAAGTCAAAGCGGGCAAGCCGGTCAAACAGGCCGTGGCAATTGCCTATGCGGTCAAGCGCAGCGCGCCAGCCCCAAAGGGTAAGAAATAATGGCTGATTACACCGGCATTGCCGCCGCTGGTGCGGTATCTAACGGCGGCGGTCAGAAGGACACCATGGCCAATATCTTGGCGACTGCTCGC